TGGGTCTCGGCATAACAATCTCCGAATAAAGATGTATAGTATTATACTATATACCACGATATAAGGCAAATAATTTTGATAATAAATTCATAGAATTATTAGAAATTTATGAGGGTTCTATTCGATTTTTTTATTAATATTGCGCGTTGGGCCTGATCCGTGTGAAGTCGGTTCGCCTAGAACGAGACGCAGGAAATTTTGGGAGTTCGGTACCAATAGTAGATTACTAACGTCATTTTTAGAGGAACAGTCATGAAAGCTGCTATTTTTTACTTCACCATGTCTGGAAACACCGAACTTGCCGCTAAAGAAGTTGCTGAAGCGACCGGTGCCCCACTCGTCAGACTCCATGCAGAACCTCCCTACACCGTAGATGACATAGACTGGACCCATCCCGATGCGCGCTGCACAAGAGAACATAAAGATCATTCGCTGTTGCCTCGCGTCAAACCCTTCGGCGTTGACATCTCTTCCTTAGACACCGTGTTCATCGGTTTTCCGATTTGGTGGCACGAAGAACCGGCCATCATTCGCTCGTTCTTAACGACTTACCATGATCAGCTCAAGGGCAAAACACTTTATCCCTTCTGCTCTTCTTATTCCAGCCCCGTCAGTGAAGCAGATGCAAGTCTTACGAAGGAGTTCCCGGATCTGAATTGGAAGGTCGGCCTTCGTTTGCCGGGATCCCAAGCAGAGATTAGAAAGTGGATTGAACAGTAGGCGTTTAATTTAAGCCTCCAAACCATAGCGGCGAGCGACGACTCAACAAGCTAAGCCTCGCAAGAAAGACCTGATTTTCTGCCTTTGCAGATTCAGGCCTTTTCGTTTTTTAAATCGAAAATTTGAATTTCTGCTGGGAATTTTCAAAAGGAGTTATATCGACTCTGAGGCGTAGGACAAAACGGAATGATCACTCCGAACAGCCGGCAGATAAAGAAAAACCTCGTACATCGACGAGGTCTTAGGAATTAGGTCTGGTGCCCGGGACTGGCACCACATTTTTAATACTATTCAATCAGATAGCTTTAACGGTTCCGTTTAATTTCCGTTATATGGATGTAAAACGGAAATTTTTGAGGGTTTTAACGGAAATTTTCGGTTGTTGCGTAAAAGCCGAAAGATCAAATTTATTTGCGACAGCAGCACTTCTTCTCATCAAAATATCTGCGTTCTGCGACTTCGCCCTGCTTGCCAATGTTGAAAGAAGAGATCGGACGATGGTAGCCCATCACGCGGGTCCAGATTTCGCACGGAGTTCTTTCGCTGTTTTTAATCCCGTATTTATCTAAATCGTTCGTCATAGTTTCTCCCATTCGTTTAACCTTCTTGGTTATTTGCTACTGTAGCGCTCTTCGACAGTATTCAATAGGTCCTCGAACCTCTTGCAGTAATCGTCGACATTCTGCTCCCAACTCAAGACATCGAACTGTGTCTCTATCGGCAGCGCTCTTGGCTCTTTTTTCAAGACTGGCGATGCGGGTGCGCAGGCGCTCAGAGTCAGCGCGAGAGTTAGATTCAGCAGCACGCATCTCGGCGAGAGCGATTGCCTGATTTTTGTATTGTGTCTCATAGTCCTTGACTGTAGCTGTAAGTTCTGAGATTTGAGTTCGAGCCATTTTCAACTGCTCAGAATTTTGGCCATTGTGCAAGCCAAAAAAATAAGCACCGGCAACTATTACAGCACCGGCGCCAATTTTCACTAAATCAAAAGAATTCATCACATCAATTTCACCTCATCGTCTCGGCGATTCATCAGCCCCGGGAGGATTTCGTACATCTGTTTTCCGTGTTCATCCTTAACCAGATTTCCGTTCCTGTCTCTGATTTTCTTTTTCGCAAACGATCGGAATCCCTCCTTTGCTAACTCGAGTTTCCCGGAATTCAAATATCCTAGCGTCTTAGATTTGGCAACTGCGCTCACTCCCAGGTTAAATGCCAAATCTAATAATGCGATGTACTGTCCTTCGGTCAGTTTGCAAGTGACGTAAGGCGCCAAGCCCTCGGCGTGCTCGATCAAATCATCGCGAATCAGCTTTTCGGCTTCTTGTCTGGTGATAGTTTGGCCTGGTTTAACTCCTTTTGTGTGACCATATCCGACAGTGAGAACTCCTCCCGGACAACGGTAGGCTTTCAATCGGAGGCCCTCCCACTTCTTAACAAAATCTTCTGCAATAAGCGGATTCCATTGCGAAAACGGTAATTTTTCCTCATTCATTTTGACTTCCTCCTAAATGAACCTTCTCTTTAATGCGTTTCTCATGCTCCGTCTGGACCGTTTCCAGCATTTCTCTGATCCGTTGTGGGATGATTTGACCGAATCCAGCCTTCTCAACGTTTTCGAGAATTGAGATCAATTCATTCAGAGAAAGAGCACCAATTGCCCAGGCCCCAATCCATGGTTCATTGAATATCTGATCCACCCCGTGGAATCCGATAGCAACCATGAGGATGATGAATTTCCGGATCAATCCTTTTAGACCTACCCGGCTCGACCAAGTTCCGGTCCTAGCCGCGGCCACGATCCCACTAAGGTAGTCAAAGACAACAAACCCAAACAGCCAATAGAAGAGGTTTTGATGTTCTCCCATGAGACTGCTGATCAGAGATGTGAAACAGCCGGCGATAGTTAAAAAGAAACTCTTGAGAACTCCGGGATCAAAACTATTCAAACGGCTTAAAAATTGATCCCACATCCCTCAATCTCCCTATGTCGTCGATTTTGTAGATGCATGTTTCCTCCGATATGTAGATAAAAAAAGAAAGCTCCTCGCGAGGAGGGGCGGTTAATGTTTAGAGTTTTGCAGGGAAGAATCGCCATTCAAGGAAAATAAAGGTTCCACTCGTCAATTCGAATTCCAACCTATCCCCTTTGTTTAACCGGATGAAATTTGTATAGCTTTTAGTATTCTCCTTTTCATCCGTTGCAAAACGATCTGCAAAAATTTTATTGGTTTTTGTATATACACATATTTCGTAAAAAACACCTCGCTGGATTTTTGGCACAATTACGAAATCTCCATTCGATGGAGCTGTGTAGCTAAAAGTTGAATTTGAGCTTGAACCATAGAGCTGTCCATCGTAGTTCGGAAAATTTCCGTCCGATCCTTTCTTGGATGTTAGATTTAGAAGACTTTGGAGGAGTGCTTTTAACATGCCACACCTCCCGGAATTGTTTTAATCTGAAGATCCGTTTGATGGACAAAATCCGAACGGGACTGGTGCTCCTGTTTTTGACTGAGCGTATATGCCCACCTGTTGCCCTTTAGACACTGGTATACACAACCGCACCCAATCGTTACCAATAACACCCATATGCATCCCTGAACTTGTATTAAGAGACGTATCACAAACGCCGGAAGCGTCGTTCGTAAAGGTGAAGACCCATCCATCCGCAGGAGCGACGTAGTGGAGGTTATTTGAGCCTCCCTCTCCGAATTTGTTAGAAACCGAGCCGATTGAGACAGCTTTGTCAAGGTTGCTAGGTAGAGATTGGTTACTGACCCATGATTTCCTGTTAAAAAGAAACTTTTCCGCGAAGAGTTCAATAAGCTCCTTAAGCATATTGCACCTCCACTACGGATAAGTTTCTCAATAGTGTTATACCCCCCCCCGACTAGCCTATAGAATTTCCCGAAGAGGAGTCTTCCGGAAATGCTGTAACCGACAATGTTCCCTTTTCGCATTGGAACAAATAGTTTGCTCTGGCCGTTGTTCAGAGAGTAATTAGAACTTTGTAAACCATCTCCCCAAACATTGATACTGCCCCCGGTATCTACAACGATACAGAAGTACCCGTCATAAGGTGCAACAAAAGTATCGGGTTGGCTAGTGTTAAGCGTAACGGATGTGAAATCTGTCTCGTTAGGAAGTGATTGACTGGCCACCTCTGCTGACTCAGACTTTGAATAAAACAAAGACAATAGGAGGCTCAATAAACCTTTCAGCATAATGCACCTCCCTTTGCAAGATAGTTATGAAGCTCCGACAGACTTCGCAAATGCAAATGTTGTCGAACTGCTTGAGGCTCCCTCTCTAACGTTAAAGTAGTAAGAAACTTCTTGTCCCTTGCGGACGGGAATAAACAATCGGATCCAGTCTTTCCCAACGCAAGAAACGTACATATCAGGCGTGTAAATAGACACGTTTGCAATGTCTTCGGCGTTGTTTTCTTTAACAAAGAAGTATCCATCTGTTGGTGCCACGTATTTGCCCCAAGTGTCTTTTTGCAAAGATAAGGTCGTCTGGTTGCCTGATGGATATCCTTGGCCGCCGACCCATTCAGAGCGAAACGTAATAAATTTCTCAGCAAACAAAGAGATAAGTTGTTTAAGCATAACTTACCTCCGGTGCAAAACATTGAGAAAATTTTGCTAAGATACCCCCCCCCGATGGTTTTGGTAAACCAACACGCGATATTATGTGCCTCTCGAGCGTACAGTCCAAAGGGTTGTCCTTTTGCCACTGGGCAGGCGGCCATTAAGACATCTCCTTTAACTTGTGGAGTTGAGAATGTGTTTACGTTGGTTGTCTGTGCTGCGGCAATGCAATTATCGGAATCTGCCGTGAATCTTATAGCAGCATAACCATCTGTAGGCGCAATCCCTTCGTAAACAGGGGCCCACCCAGTAACACTACTCGTTGTAGGAGATAGAGTTATAACGGATACGGATGGCATAGCCTGATGTCCCACCGCCTCAGATTCTTTTTTGCTGTAAAACTTGGACAAAAGGAGCCGCATTAGATTTTTTAGCATAACGCGCCTCCTGCCAAAGAATTAAGCGTCGGAACTTGCTTTGTAGAACCAAATAGAATAATCCGAAGTCTTTCCACCTCGGCATAAGAACTTAATAGTGGTTCCTTTTTTAACGTAACAGCAGAGGCCACACCCAGCAGTATTTCCGTTAAGGACAGAGGCAAGCGCCATTTGGCCATTCTCGACTTGAATTTCAAGAGCTGAGACTGTGCTTGAATTGCTCCGAGAGGTTGCCCAACCGTTGCACGGCGCAACATAGCTGAAGAAGTCCGTGGTGCTTGTGCAAGGGATGTTAGTGCCATCGTGGACAATCGGGGCACACTGTTCTGCAACCCAAGACCTTTTGCTCTTGAGAAAACTTTCGGCAAATAGTTGTATGAGGTCCTTAAGCATAATAGAGACCTCCAGGCAAAAATTCTACCCCCCCCCACCTACAATTGACCCAATTAGTTTAACGAAAGAGCAAGTAATGTTATCCGCGTATCGAACCGACATCGAAAAAGTCGTGCCTTTGGCTACGGGGCAGATTACAGACACGATATCCCCTTTCATCTGAGGAGTTGAAAAAACAACAGCGCCAAAACTTCTCGCGCTCCCGAGAGACTCGCTTGATGTTGCTGTGAAACTCATCCTTATATATCCGTCTGAGGGTGCTGTCCCTGTGCACACATCTCCCCAGACTTCTTTACTGGTAGAACTGGGCGTTAATTTAATTTCCTCCGAAGAAGGCATTGCATTGTGTCCAGCCAGCTCAGGTGTAGTTCGTGTTTCCAAAAGTCGCTGCAACAATGATTTTAGGATTGACATTTAGACTCCTCGCCCGGACAAGGAGCCCGAGCTATTACTTAATTTTGTAAACCGTTATCTGGATTATCTTTGCGTTTTTAATATCGCCTGCTGATATCGTTACTCCCTTCTTTACCGGAAAAGAAAACACATAAGACAGCCCTTCTGTTTCGACTGTCGTATGTACGTTGTGGCTATTAAATAGGATTGGGAACCAAGCAAAGGTGGGAGAACCTGACCAAACTGCCTGCCACGAAATTACTGCATACCCATCAAATGGAACAACGTAAGGCAGAGAGGTTGCTGTTACGGATTCAGAAAAATCAGTTAGACCAACAGTAGAAAGATTTTCTCCATAGATTATTTTACCCCCCCTGCTAAGACTTACAGCTCTGCGGGGCACAAACAAACTACATAACAAACTTGCCAATTCTTTAAGCATGAAAGAAACCTCTCTGTTTGATGGAACTACGATCGCTGACTGCCTGCTCTAATTCATAAGCCAAAGCTGTGGGAAATTCCGGGTAATCGACAAATGGGAATCCTTGTTTCTCTGGAAGATCCTTGAGCTCTTGCCGGTAATCTAACAATGCTTTTCTGTCTTCTTCTGTCAATTGAGATCGCTTAGTTCTTGCGGCAGATTGAACTGTTATATCCGGGAGCTGAACGTATCGATCAGTGTCTGAGATTCGAGCATTGCGCTCTCCTCTGACCTCCTGCTCATACTGCTGTTTCACGAAGTCATCATCCAGTTCCGGAAGCTCAGTTGAAAGATAATAGTCCCCATCGGCACTCTGGAAATATCCCTTAGGACTGGGTTCTAATTTCCAATATTTGATAATGGTTCCGTCTTCTCGTTTAAATCTTTCTGACAAGGTGTAATTGCTTTGAGCAAAAGCTTCATCCTTAGCATCGATGAATGCATGTTGTCCGGGAGAATTGGACGAAACTGCAATCCTCCCATCAGAGTCTTTTAGTGAATATTTAGACAAAGGTCGATTCATTGCCCTTGAGAGCATTTCTTGCTTAACTTCTTCAAGTGTCTTCATACTTTTTCCTTAATTAAGGATTCTCTGTTCCAGTGTCTTGTCCTGTCTGGGCATTCTTTATGTCATCGATTTCTTGCTGAGTGCCACCGTTCTCGAGGATCAATTCTTCAAGAATCGGGCATAAGTAATCATCAGTCCTATCGTTAAAACTATCGTCAGCCCAACTGTCGACTCCTGCACTGAAACCGATATTGCTTCTCGCCGTATTTTGTTGAGTAGCTGACAAGGTTTGAGGAGCTTCGTAAGAAACAGAAGGCGTTAAGTCTGTGTAGTCTGCCGATAAAAGCGCGGTACCTGCTGTGGCGTTTACGGAAGTTATCCGAAACATTCGGCCATCTGTGCCAACTACCGTGTCTCCAGCTTTTATATTTCCTTGAGGTTTTAAATCAGCAATCTGGATAGTTCCGGAAGCCGTTAAAACCTGATCAATTACTCGAACTGCATAGGCATTGGAAGCCGCCTCCACAGCCTTGGACTCTGCCGTTTGTGCTGCTGTCTGAGCTGTTTGTGCAGCCGTCTGTGCCGTTTCTGCGTTGCCTTGAGCTGTCTCTGCGGCTTGTTGGGCAGTCTGAGCTGTTTGGACTGCTTGAGCCGCGTTGTTTTCCGCCGTTTGAGCGCTGGCGGCAGAACTTTGAGCCGCCGTTTGTGCGGCCGCTGCTGACGCTTGAGCTGAATTCGAGGTATTTACTGCAATCGTAGATGCATCAATCGCCGACTTCGACTGCGCGATCGATGTTTGGATGCCAGCATCCCAGTCATCGACCGTTTGTTTCAGCGTCTCAACTTTTTCGTTAGCAGCGTTAGCCTGAGCTAAGGCGTTAGAAGAGGTTGAATTGGCTGTTTGAGCCGTTTGACGAGCTTCCTTTGCAATCGATAGGGCCTCCGAAGAATTATCAGAAGCTTGATCAGCATAAGCTCCGACATCGTTGATTGCATCTTCCGTCTGCTTCAGAACCTCTGGACCGCTGATCACGCCTGTTCCTGTAGGCGTGTAATGAAATTGAAATTTCGTTTTTGCCATGTTCAATTACTCCGGCAATCGCAGAAAATAGGCCAGTGTGTAAAAAGGCGGCTCATTGGTAACGCCAGAGATGCTTACATTTGCAGTTAGTGGATGAGTGTGCGTTTGTCCGCTTCCCGTATTTCCCACCGATACAGTGTGGACATGGTTCCCATTCGTTGAGGTAGTTCCCGTCCAAGCATTCGCGGCATTAAAACCAACTCGGCGAAGAACATCATCTTTGAATGAACCTCCAGCATCCTTCCAGTTACCATAACTTTCCACGTAAAAGGCACCTCCACCATCGAGACCGCCTTGGCAATCCCATCCGCCGAAGGTGCCAGTTATGTTCATACTTCCTCTTGAGTGAGTATGATCACCTGCACCTCCGGTACTTGCTCCATGAGAATGTGCAGGTAACTGTGCGACAGTAAGTGCCGTTCCTCCGATGGTTCCATTCACAGACAGACTTGGAATTTCAATCGTTGCCGCCCCTCCTGTAGTACCGGCATTCTTAGGCAGGGATCCCTTAACAAACTTTCCTACTAAGTTTGGGACCGTTCCTCCACTTCCGTCCGAGCCTCCGTCGCATAAAACCCAGCCCGCGTCAGCCTGAGTAGTTCCCCAAAAGATCGGATTCCTGTTTTCCGTTCCTCCAAGCGTCACGTTGTAAAAAGGCACAACGGCGCCGGCCGGCACAGTGATGTCAATATTTTTCCAAACTTCTCTGTTCGTTCCGGGAGCTACCGCCGTTGAATGAGGACCGTTGGGCTGCAGACACCTGTACTTTGTCCCGTTCTGCATGACCTCATTGCCAACCTCGTAATCCAATAGGGCTGAGTAATTCATGATTCCACCCTGCTGGAACCACACAGCAAATTGAGACAACAGGAACAAGACACCGTTGAAGTCTGCTTTGTGCGGCGGAATACCGCCCTGTTCGATCGGCACAGCATTGACCTGGCCCCAGCCCTCCTGGACAGACAAGCGCCCGGTTCCAGCTTCAGTCGGAGTCAAGGGAGGAATTGTGTATTCCCCGTTAGCGGCCACAACTCCGGGAATTTGAAATTTAGGATAGTTGCTCATATATCAATAACCTTTGAAGGATTGAATACGCCCTGATTGAAGGGAAGAAGTTTTGATCCGTAGAAACCAAAGACCAATGTGTTTGGAACAACGGCTTCGACATTGGCTAGAACACCCGCAGGCCTATTCAACAGTCCGTAGTTTTTAAGAATCGCGATTTGAACTGAGTTCGGCTCACCCACAATTCGGATGTTGATGGTCATGTCCTGGTAGTCGTTTACGAATGCCGGAAGGCCGATCAGCCGAGTCAACAGGGAGTTGATGGTTTCAGCTGTAGAGTTCGAAACATTTACAACAGCGCGATAAAAAATCAGGAAACGGAAAAACTCATCATCCAGCCGAGTGTCCTGACCGTCGACAACGAGGTTCCGGTTCACGCCTACGCGCTTTCCCCACCAATCCAGCCAAACACCAGAAGCCGTATCAGGGTTTAATATGAAATTAAAAAACGCGTCCAGTTGAGGGGACGCGTCTAATTCCGCATTAAAAAGTAACCCTAATTGTCGGTATCGCTCGGAGTGCGAATACTGCGACTGGAGCGCAATAGAAATAAGCGATCGGACATTTGAGAGTTTACGAAAGTCTTCAACACTCTGAATGTTCCGCCATGTTGCAGAATCAGCCATCGTTAGCCTCCTGTTTGAAACACCAGAGACACATCCGATTCTTGAATCGTGGGCTCCACATTTGCAGGAATTTGAACACTGGATCCGAAAGCTCCAGAACCTAAAGCAACTTGAATGGATGCAACCGGAACTTCTGTCGCGGATTGGATTGCGGCATAGAACCGAGACGCGTAGACAGTCGACGCCAAAGAAACGCGGTCATTCGCACCCTGTCCTAGAACATCATTGATCACAGTCTGAATGACGTTGTTTTTCTCGGTTGGATTCATTGAAGTGGCAAAGAATTCGATCTTTACCTTCAAGGCTTGATTCTGCGGCCTGACAATGTTGTAGACGTAGGTGGCGTTGTAGAACCTAGAATCTGTGTACGAAACCTGATAAGTTCCAGTAGTCCCGCACCCTGCGTCCTTTCGCTGATAGATCGTTTGAGCGATCTGCTCATCCTCTCCGCCAACGATAGCGACCAGAATGGAATGAGGATTGATGCTCACGCCAAATTGAGTGATGGCGGCATTCGTCGGATTCTCTAAAACTCTGACATCGAGAACGCCCTCTAACGCGGCCAAATTTGCCTCAATCGCTTCGACATACCCGGTGGCATTGACAGCATAGCTTTCAACCATTCGGTTTCTAAGTTCTGCGTCCGTCTCTTCATCTCGGCCGATGACGCCGGCGGACGGATTGTTAATGGTGTCCCATCCTGCAATCGTTGTGACGATCCTGTTCACTGCTCCCGCCGCTACTTCTAACGGTCCGTGTTCGATTGCAGTAAATGTAGTAGTGACACTTCCTGTGTCTCCGATTCGTGCGCCTGCTGCCGCCGAATGTCTGTACTGGTTGCCGAGAGAATCTTGAGCGATCGCACCATAGGGAATAACCGTCCCCTTCAGGCCGGTCAGAACGCAGTTGACTACCGTGGGCTCGGAGATTTTGCGGTCTAAACCGTAAAGCGCCGCCAGCGCATCTAAGAATTTTCCTGTTGCGAGATCCGGATTAACCATGTTCGACAGAAAAAGAATCTCAGAGTTTTTGGCCTCGATTTCGGCCACGATCAGATCAAGGACCTGCCCCATCGGGGAACTGGGCTCGATGTTCAAAAGCGGATCTGTGGGCGATGTTTGAAACGCCTGCTGAATACGTGAACCGAGATCAGAACGAATCTCTTGCGTGCTGGGCAGTTCAACGCCGACCAAAGGATTAAAAATGATTTGAGCCATAATTTTTTAGAACACAAAAGAAACTGTTTCGTCCTGCTCTGTCGTTATCGTGATCTCTCCGTGGAGTGTCCTCGTTTCCTCATTGAACTCGGTAATGTCAACAGAATCAACGGACTTCACACCATCAACCCTATTCCCAGCCTCATGGATCAATTGAGCAAGGACGGAGGAATCCAGCTTTTTGGCGAGTTGGGCTTCCTTCCATGCAATGCCGTTGGCCTGCTGGAAATAAGCGTCGTTGGTCCACAACCGAATCTCGTTAGCCAAGTTCTGAGCTATAGCCAAAGCTCCGGACGTTAGGAGAATGTTTCCTTCCTTTGTCAGCTGAAGATCCCATGACTGAGGACTCAGAAGAGCTGTTTTTGCTGTATGCGGCATGATCTTTCCTCGTTTACTGCGGGGCGCCGGTGCTTGAATTTCCGCTTTCCACGCCAGAATGAACGTGCTCAGTCAAGCTGATACCCTTCGCTTTAACATCGCCACTGAATGTTGCGTCAGCCCCGCCAGAACCACCGCCGGAAATCGGACCGTTCAAATTGATCTGAGCAGAGTTAACTGTGAAACTGGTGCTCGCATTAACCTCACACTCCGGAGCCTCCATCGTGATCTTTGTCGGAGCTTTAATCTTGATAGTCCCTTCATCTTCCAAATGAATAAAGACTTCCGGAGCTTTCCCCCAGAATCCTCCAATGTAGAAAGAATCCGATGGATCGAACTCTCTAAATGTCGCCGGAACCTTGGACGTGTTGTCCCCGTTCACATTTGAAATATCGTGTTTGGCAACAACAGCCAAACCCACATCTCCAACTTTTGGATCACAGACGATAGCGGCGGTACCATGCTGCAGTCGAAAGTACGGCAATTTAGGAATCGTCGTCACTTCAATCCCTTGAGCCTGTACATTCATAGGCTTTAGCAACGGTTTGGCCGTAACATACCCGGCGCCGGCTTCTGGGCCTGTCCTATGGACCTCTGTTACTGTGACCGGAAATGCCGTATAGACCGTCTTAGATAGGATCGACTTTACGAAAAACTCTAGGGCATTTATAGGATTGGAGCCTGCAAAATCATCATAGTTTGCACTGAATTCTTGATTACTCATCGACCTCACCACCTCGGATAGATTGCTGTAATGCTCGTTTTCCAAGCCTGAGCTCCTGGATCGTTCGCACTTAGTTCATGTCGAAGTCCCGTGATCTTCCAAGTTCCGGATGCTCTTGGGACTATCGTCTCTAATTTGAAATTTGCTCCGATTCGCAGATCCGGCCTAAAAAACGTTGTGACGTTGATGCCGTTGTTGGAGAATGTCGGATACCCGATCATCCCATTCATTGCGTTAATCAAGGGAATAGATCCCTGAGTCTTCCGGATTCCGTGTTTTTCAACGAGCACCACCTTGTCATCATCAAAAATCAGGTTGGCCCCCACTGCTCCGGCTATTCGTCTCATTTTCGTAACCGGATCCCCTTCAATGATGCAGTCCTTGATTGAAGCTGTGATGTCGTTATTCTCAAGTGTGTAACCGATCTCTTTTGAGATCTGGTCAATTAAGCCTGCGACCGTTTGGTTTCCGTTAACAGAAATTGGAGGCTGAGGAATCAGTGCAGGAAATAGTCCGCAATTAGCTTCGATCTTAAAAGTCGGAGAAGGAGAGGCATTGAAATCCGCCCAGGCGTTAATTATTTCGCCCTTGAAGATAACCGACAGAGTTTTTCCCTTCTCTCCGGCAGAAACATTGATTTTGTTTCGCTTCAACGAAAATGACTTAAAACCTAAATGGGTCAGCCGCTCCATCGTGGTTAACGACAACCCTTTAAGTTCTACCTGAGCCTTAGGAAATGCAGGACATCCGGACTTGTCGACCGTACACTTAACGGCAAATCCCTGAAACGTAACCGCTTCCTGACCGTCAAGCGTAATGGTTACCGCGACCTCTTTTTGCGTGTAGGTTGTGTTTTTATCAATTTCCGGCAGTAGTGACGGCATTTCCTGCCTCCTCGTAAATCAATATCCATCGAGAATTGAGCCCCTCGTATTGGGGGTCTGAGTTCCCTAAGGTATCCACAAAAAACAAACGCCCCGAAAATAGAGGCGTCGGATAGCAATTGATGTCTGTACCTACACAACATCGGCGTCCAGAGAATATCTGGACACCCTCAACCATCAGGTCACAAAAGAGGTATTCGGCAACTTGTCGTAACCGGATAACGCAGTTTTGACCGTCAAGAACACATGAGAACTCTTGGAACGGAAGAGCACTTATAACGATTTGGTTCATTTGGCTCATTTGCTAAATAAGTTGGTAATACTCTTTAAGACCCCTGGTTTCACTTGGGCTTGCCCGGTATTCACCTTATTGGCCGAAGTTGCACGCTTGGGCGAGTACGAGGTTTTTTGCCGGCTTAGGTTTACAGAGACAATTTCAACGAACGAAGCGTGAACGTTGAGCATTGAGGCGCCCGTCGTTTGAGTTCGTGAAAAATCATAATGATCGAGCGCCATATTTCGCCAAATTTTGGCAGGGCTAAAAATCGTGCAGGTATCGGTACTGTTCAATCGCCTATCAAGCATGGCAAGGGCCAGAACCTGAATGGCGTAATTACCGTTAAACAAAAACTCCACGTTCACTCGTTCAGGTTCCCGCACAATGTTGAATGCTGCCAGCTGACCATTTTCAATAGGCTCTGTCGGAACCCTTGAAGATTTATCTGCATCAACTGCGCCAATAGAAGTGTACGGAACGAATGGCAGAAGATTGTTGCCAACTACCGCCCAGCCCATGGACATTACTGAGTTTAGACTAGCCATTTAACCACCACCTTGACGATATCCACTGGCCGCATTCTGCAGCATATCCTCGTAATCTCCCTGACCTTCCATTACCGCACGGTAGGCGGCGTCCTGTACGGCTTTAGGATCGGCGTTACCTTGAATCGTAATGCTGACATCCGTTTTCATCGGCGCGTTGATAACCGAAGAAGAAGCCCTAGGAACCATCGAAGCAGCGGCACCGGCCTGAGCTCCCGGAGGTGCTTTAATCGGTGCCTTCTTATCGTCACCAAAACCGAACCATCCGCCCACGGTGTCAATAGATTTAGAAGCCCAGTCAGGTAATTTCCAATCGGTGAAAAACTTCATTTTGTCTTCCAACCATTTGAAAATTCTCTTACATCCGGATTCAATGTCCTCCCACGCCTTGATGAAGTTATCCTTCATCTTTGGGACGGTATTTATCAGGTTCGCAATGTTCTTCGCTAAATCTCCGATAAACCCAACAACCGCCGTTATAGCTGACACAACCGCGTCCCCGAAGGCTTTCAGGAACATATCTTTGAGCGGCGTAAGTTTGTCTAAAAGATCAGAGATCGCCTGCCAAGCGTCTTTAAAAGACTTTCGGATTCCTTTGATTTGATCGTCTGTATAACCTACAGATTTCAAGAAATCTTCAAATACGCTCGGTCCGCCTTTGGTGAAGACAATTAAGTCATCGATAGCTCCGGCAAGCAGGAGAACTCCGGCTATAAGAAGACCGATCGGACTGGCTAGAAGACCGAGCAGCTTGCCCGCCATCATGAGGGCAGATTTAGGCCCAAACGCCAATGCCGCTGCTGTAGCAATACTGGTTAACGCAATTTTGATAAATTGGCTATGCTCTCCAATAAACAAAGAGGCGTCGCCGAAAACCTTGACGGCCTTCTCAATGTACGGAAGGAAAAATTTCGCAATTTCATTACCGATACTTTGAATCGCCATTCCGGTCACTTGCCACGAAATTTTGAAGCGTCTAGCATTCTCTGCATCTTTAGGCGTTAAGGCGAGTTTCCGATATGTCTCAACCAGCTCTCCCATCTGCTTATTGTTTTGCAGAAAAACAGCCGCGCTTTCACGTGTCAGCCCGAGATATTTCAGAGCATAGTTCGCCTGAGCACCAGTCATGCCGTTGAGCTGTTTTCCCATACGAAGGAAAACCTCTCCGCTTGCTCCTGTGCGCTCAGTAAACGCTTGCATGGCCTGAGTGAACGCCTCGGCGCTTCCACCTGCTGCTACGTTCGCTTTTCTCCATGCATCAATCTCGGACACATTCATCCGGACTTTTTTAGAAATGTCGTCGAGCTTGGAGCCTTCATCTATGTAATTGCCAAACATGAATTTGGCACCAAACATCGCGGCCAGCGGAGCGGCATAACTCTTAATGGCAGAAAAGACCTGTTTCGCCATTGAATCAAGCTGAGAAAGAGATTTCGAGGCATCCTTTGAGGCCTTAGAAACATCCTTCCCTGCTTTCTTACCGCTAGTTCCGACGTTCTCTAAGTCTTTAGAGGTTTTCTTAGCATTTTGTCCAGCCTCATTTATAGAGGAAGAAACCTCTTTGATACCGTCCGAGCCCTCTCCCAGTGCGTCAAGTTTTTCGCCTGCTTCCTGAGCAAATCCGAGCAACTGATTCAGTTTCTCGGACATCAGCTCGAAAAATTTAACTACATCGTTCGAGTTGACGGATACATCAATAACTAAAGAGTCGGTCTTTTGAGCCATGTTATTAAGCGCTCTTTTGCGCTACCCACGAGTTGTAGTTCTTAATCAAAAGTGCCTCGTCTAATGCGTAGGCATCTTCCAGCGTTAGTTGTGTCTGAAGCTCGACCAAGGACGCCATGCCGCCGTTGATTAAACGAGAGATCAGAGGCGATAGCTGAGTAGTTACAGCTACGCCTCTAACCCGGGCACAGTCTGCTAAGAATTCTGCACGGCGGGGGAGAACTGGCGTATCAAGTCGGGAAAAAAACCGAAGTTCGCCTTGAAGCTTTCGATTCTGAGTTTGAGGATGGTCAACGGGCTAGAGATATAACCGTCTGCATCATCGAAGGAGAATTTGATCTCACTCTTACCGTCCACCTTGTAGACCTCGGAAAGCAGTTCATCTAAAAGGGCCTTGGCTTCTACATGAGGAACACTGACAAGCGCTTTGATCACGTCTCTGTATCCCATTTCGCTCTCAATATCGAGGTTTTTGCCAGTCATCAAGGCAATCCGGATCATTAAATCTTCAGCTTTAGTTGCCGGAAACGGATAAATCTTGAAGGTCAGCTGATTACCGCCGTCTTCCAATTTGATAACTTTCGGTTCCTTCATTTAGATTCGCTCCATGGATTCGAAGTGGAATACCCAGGTTGTCGGCGCCAGAACTTTATTCAGTGCCGGCATCGGATTTGCTGTCTGCAGCACACCATTTGAGAACTGGTAGGTCTTGCCGATAGACGGGATCTTGATTGTCAGATTGCAAACATAGAGCTGTTTGTTGGCGCTCATTGCTTCGTAAAGTGTTGTGAATGCTGTCGCAGTCGGAGAGTTGGCCTCCAGCGTGATTGTGACCGGATAAATATTCGGTGTGACGCCGGCAGCCATACGACCGTCGACACCCATTCTGGTCTCGGCAACCTGCTGGGAATCGGCAACAATAGCCGCATCTGTGGAGAATCTTTCCAGTTTCAGACCGTTCGGGTAAAGCTCTTCAATCGTCATCACTGCTGACGCATTGGCGGATGTGATGTCAAAGTTTTGTACGGGCATTTTTATTCTTTCCTAAATGAAAAACCCGCCAGCACGACGGGTCTTTGCGGTTGTGAAATTTTGATTACATGACGGCTGTCAAAGGCATCTCAATTCGTTGGATGCTGCCGGCATAGGTGTACCAAAGTCCCAAGCGGGGACTTCCTCGTTGAGTTCTCACATTTGCCGAAGGAGATTCAATGAGGTACCAGTAGCCTTTGGAATAAAGGTCCTGTTTGATCGTTGAGTTGTTGGTTTCTGTTAGCAACTGCTGAACCTGCGAGTTGGACAGAGCCAACCCTGTATCAATCACGCCATTGCGCTTGGCATCGTTGATGGGATCGAGCAACCATGCCTCGACATAAGCAAAACCGGTGGCGTTATAGGGAGCGCGATTGATAGCCGCGAACCCGTCCATGATCTGACGCTGGATGCGGGCCTTGAACCAAATCATGCCGTAAAGGGCATCAATCCATTGATAAATTCCGGAGAGAAGACAGCCACGGTTAATGAAGTCGAACTCTGCATTACGTGTTGCAAATGCGCCGACATAGTTGACTTTGAGATCATCCAACGCTTCAGCCACCTCGTCGCTGAGAACGGAAGCCTTAATTCCGGAAGCCGATTTTGCGAACCAGGTTTTAATTCCCTGAATTGCAGACCAATCGATTGAGGCGCCAACTGCGAGAAATGCGGCGGCATCCTGGGCGGTACCGTAAACCATCGCCAAACAGTTGTAGTTGTTCTCCGCTAACTGGGCGGCTTTCGTTGTGGACTGGGTAGATTGATCAAGCATCTTGGTGTCTGTAGACCAATCGAAGAACACATAGTCATCATCAATGTCTGCCCAAGCCGCTAAAGCGGAAGCCTCAGCAACCTCTGTTGCATACAAGGTTGTGAATCCGACCCAGTTGCGAGAAACAGAAGTCACAAGATTCATGTTCTGAGCAGGTGTCAGAGCATCGGAACCTTGAGAGAGAACGGCGCCGGAATCCTCAGTCAATCCAAGTAATGCGGAAACATCCGTTCCTGTTGTCGCTTTTGTAGCGAAGGAGATTGAAGCGGTATCGCCTGTCTCTGTGGTGGTCAGGATGATGGCATTTTGAACTGAGTTAAAGACGCCGGAAACCGCTCCGACTGCAGAAGCCAGCTCAGTTGCAACGTCACTGAAAGACTTAGCCGTGGAGAAGTCGAGGTTCACGACCTCTTTTTCTGTGCCGTTGACCGAAATCGTCAGGGAACCGGTCTTGATTGCTGTCAGCTCAGAAAGTTGGACAGTGATCGGAGCTGACTTAATCCAAGCGGCGGCATCTGCATTGATTCTGCGGGCCACAAAAAGACGGTTAATCGCCTTCTGCTGATTGTTTACGCCAGAGAAGTACTGATTTGCAAAGTCTGCCTCAGGAGACTCCGCACCAAAGTAATTTCCGACAGCGGCGGCGGTCACAAATTCAAGTGCCGGAGAATCTGCAGGAATCAGAGCATTCTGGGTCAGCAGCAGACCATTTGTTTCAAGATCGGCGCTCCCAGCTCCAATGATGCGAGGGGTGATAGAAACCAATCGATTAGCATTGATTGACATATTTTTCCTCAAAATAAAAAAGCGCCCGTTAAGGCGCTGACGATAATTCTTATGGCGTGCCTATGACTCACGCCTAATACTCAACTTATTCAGAGATTGTTAAGACCGCTAATAAAATCCTTATCACGCACGGATGACGAGAAGAATTTGTCAAGGAACTCTCCGCCCTTTTGCTTCCAGTAATTAAGTGCTGCGGTGTTCAATTTTCCTTTTGATAAAGCAGCATCCTTAGACAGTGCGTTCTTAATTATTTCATCTCGCGGGATGTCATCACCAAACATGGATGATTTGGCCAGTCTCGATTCTTCCATAAGGACGCCTGCCAACTTGTTAAGTTTTTCTGAAATTACCCTAGGCGAACGTGCATTATCCGCGAATAATTTAATGATCATATTCTCGGCCGAGTTCTCTGAACTCTTGTTAAACAAATCTTGAGAAACGGCCTCTGACATTAAGTTGATTCCCTCCCGTCTGGCATTCACTGCTCTCATAGCGGCTTTAGAAACGATATCCCTAATGTCATAGTTGGAACCGGCGTCCCTTAGTTCCTGCATTTTTGACGCGGCCCCTTCCAAGGCGTTAATAATATTTTTGCTATCGGGATCAAGTGCCTGAGCATACAAATTCGTTAGCCCTTCATTTTCATATGCTTTTTCAAATACTGCGGCATTGAAACGATGTAAGGCCTGCCGTGTCGGATTGCCCTCTTTGTCGATCAATCCTGCTTGTTCAGACTCAGGCATACGCTTTACAAATTCTGAAATAGTTTCCTTGGTCGGACTGCCATCTGAGTAAGTTTTAATGTTTTGAAAGTCAACTCTATTCGCGTCATTGCGCGCTTGTTCAACGGCAGTCATTTGAATGTTCCCGACAACGTTACTTTTGTCTCCGATGTCTTTAGTAACATCCTTCGGCTGCATGACTCTCACAAGGATAGGATTTTTCATCCGGTCAATCACATTTTGATCTACTCCGTGGGATGTATCGTCGTAAAGGTCATCATTGTATTTTTGTGCGTTTCCTTTTTGATAAGCACTTGTAAGACCCGTTACACGCCCGTTTCCGGCAATGGCTCTAATCTTTGAAGGGTCATCAGAGTAATACTCTTTGTTCGTAAGCCCGTGAACGTCATTCGAAGTTAATACTTTATCCGCCTCTACTACAGCATATTGAACGGCGTATTTAGTACCGTCCGGCATTGTGGCCCACTCTTTTTTGCCGAGTTGATTTTCAGGTATTGATCCGAATGCAACAACCGGGGCGCCAGAACCAAATTCTCGCGATCCGCTTAAACGATCGTAATCAGGATCTTGAGATATTCGATGAATCTGAGTTTGACTTGCTACGCTGGAGCGGTCTCTATTTTGCAAAATGGAATCTGCAGGTATCTTTTCAGGATTTTTAAAATCAAGCTTTTCCGGCAAAGACTGGCGCTGTTTCCTTCGCTCTGCTCTTTGCTTGTCTCGTTCTGAGCGAAGTTTCTTGTCACTCTTGGCCTCGGAAATATGTTTACCAGTAAATTTACCGCCCATGCCTCCGATAACGCGACCTGTTTCATCATCGATTAAAGCCGGACGACCTTTTGATTCAGCTCCGTTAGGTTTTACGGTAATCCATTTAGCAGCATCCTGAGCACATTTTTTGCCTTTTCCATACGCCGAACCTAAACGGAATGCCGCGCCTTGCGCAAAAGCAAGTTTTTCTTTCTTACTTTTTGTTTGCATTGTCATCTTCTACCGGTGGATACGAAACATCAACATTTTTAAGGTCAAGTTTAACGTTGTAAAAATAATCCACTGAGGTTCTAACCTGACTTTCGAAACTTAGATGAATCGTCAACGTTGAACGTCTTACATACGAATCCGAATCGCCTACGAACGTGGCATCCCTCGGATCGTCTGCATACAGCAATGAAATCCCGCGGTCGTTAAAAAACTGTACTCCTGTCGTTGACCGGGCTATTGTTTCGAGGGCCTGCGCTCTCAACACAGCGTTAATGCCGTCATTGCCGTTCGTTGTGACAGCGTAGCAATCAATCTGAACAATGACCTCTGTCGTATTGCTCAAATATAAGTAGTCGTTACCGTCCGTTTTTTCCCACCGCTCCGAGTTTGTACCATGTCGGACACTCGATAGATACGAAAAAACTATGTAGTCATTGTTTTCCGGCAGAGCGATATTGTTCTGATTGCCGTAAAAAATGGCGGCTTTATCAATTACCGGAGCAGCGAACTGAGCAATAAACTCGAATAAAGCGGCTCGAAAATTAGGAGTGAGATTCACTGTCTCCGTCATCGTTTTCGCCCTCCTTAATATTTAACGTGATCGGCGTTTGCTCAAACGTACACCGCACGCATTCCCATCCGGCATCCGAAAAATCTTCTAAAACTGCAGTGATCAACCAATAGCCGCCCTTCGAATCTTCGATGTAATCGCCGGTCCTCGCGAGAGGTCTGTATTGAGCCCATGGGCGTGTTTTTCGGTCGTTTGAGGCATAGAGGTACAGCTTACGAATAATTGTGTTCTGACCCGCCAAATTTGCATGATCCAACGCAGCGTCACCTTCGCTCTGGAAATTACCGAGAATGTTTTCAGCCGGAGCGTAAAACGCGGTCATGATCCCGTTCTCGTTTTCCTGTCCAATCGAACGATAAATTTTTAGCTTTGCATCTGCATAGTTTTGATTTATCGCACGTCGAACAATGTCATGAAGATTCAGCATGTTAAGAATGGATTTTGTGAGTAATACTCTTTTCTAAATTGCCGCTGCGCATGAGCGCTTTATCGGTTGTCGTGTTGCTAACCGCTGCCTGCCCTTTTTGCTGGCGCTTAGCTTTCTCAATTTCGCCCATCGCCTCCAGCATAGCCATGGTCAATGGAGATCGTTTGGGAAAAGGATTAGACGCTGTACCGTTATTTCTAATCGTTGCTCTAATATCAAAAACAGCCCTGATACACATGGTCTCTAACGCAGACTTTACATCATGTGTTTTCTTGAATTGAGATTCAAAAATCTTCTTCCACTCTTTATTTTTCTCGGCAAACGTCGCACGCATGAATGGGCGCGGGGGCAAATGAAGAATGGCAAAATTTTGAATCCAATTACCCTCTTTATCTTTTATCGGCAAACCCAAGACGCTTGATAGATAAACATTCTGTTTGGCCGTTACCCTCTGATCCCATCCATACTCAAGATACATCCCAATGGTGGCGATATCGGGAATCATAATTCCAATTTCGGCATGGGTATTTTTGTTTAGAACCGCGTTCTTTTTCAGATCGTTAAAAATACCGTGATCGGTAATTTTGATACCCATAAGCTACCCCCAAGGATGGTAATTAGAGCCGCCATAAAACCGGCCTCCGACGCGATAACGAGCCGTCATGATCCAGTACTGCGCCCCGCATCGTGTCTGCGCCCACCAGTCCCCTACGTAAGAATTCGTTTTAAGCAAATCGAACGAAGTAGAAACGGAGCCTTGAGAGGCGCTGGAAATTCTGCCTACCGGCCCCGTCATGTTTTCGTCTAGCGTTAAGAGATGGCACATAACCAAGTCCAAGAGACGCTTTCGCAAATAGACGTGGTTCTCAGGATCGTATGGCGCAAAACTGGTGCTATCTGAGTTCCCCACGAACTCTGCCGCCATACCAAAATACTCAGTAAGAAGTTCGTTCGAATATTTAGTTTCATCCGAAAACGCTGGGTATAGCGTTCGAAAATTCTCTGGATCAAAGATAACAACAGCCATAACTCTCTCTATACGTTTTTAGTTTCTTGAACTCCGACTTTGGCCGGATCAACAGGATTCACACCATGATCAATCTCTTTTAGCTCATCAGTACGAGACTTAAATTCTTTTTCGTCTTTCATGGGAATAATGCAAGGCAATCCGCCATTTACGCCTGTAAATGCGGCTTCTTTTCCGTGCATTTTGAGAATATTTTCCCAGTCTGCTTTATCAATCTTGAAAGCTACTGCGTTACCTCTGCCAAGAAGAATTCCCTCCCTTTTAGATCGAAGAGCGTCATTAATCCCGGGGAATACAATCGTTTTTGTTCCACCGTCACTGCATGGAACATCATCGAATTTCAAGCCGTGAGGAAGGGAAACAGCCAAAACAACAGTTTCTGCCGTTTTTGCCGCTGATTTTGTTTTTTTCGTATCTTCAAAAGTTGAACCAACAACAGTGCCACCCTGAGCGAGTGTTGCAGCTTCGTTTTTCGCAGGTCTTGCCATATTCTTAAATCTCCGTGAATGAATAAAAAGGGGACCGAAAAGCCCCCTGTTTGGTTTAAATGAAGGTTACACCCCCAGCATAGTTGCAACGAGGCTGGGTCTGCGAATGATGGAACCCCATGTGCCACCCACAACTTTCTGTTTAAAAGAAGAGAGTTCAGGAACGACACGGCCCAGGAAGAGTTTTTCAGAGTATGCGGTAATGCCAGTCTGAACACCCATCAACTCAGGAACCACCATATAGAGCATTTCTCCTGCAGTAGTGCTGAGTTCGGGCAACTGAACAATTTCAAGATTCGGGAATGACTGTTTAAGCATAGACATAGCCGTACGACCGAAATTGTTAGGTTGGGTCAAATATGCGGCTCGTTTGTTGCTGATAGCTAAAACAATACGCATATTCTGATCGACCAGTCCCGCGTTCTTTCCTGAAATCTCGATCCAAAGCTTGTTGATATCTTCGTAGACGAGATTAGCAGCGCCCTCAGGGTTGGCCGCCACCTTAGCAGGCCACGTAGAGTTGCTGTTTACAGATGTCGGAGCAATAGAAGCAGGAAGATTAGGATCATTTAACATCCCGTAAATCTTCTTGCCCGCTACTCCGTAAAGCGCGAACTTGTTATGTGCCATAGCAAGCACATAAGCTGCCGCCTGCTGTTTAGAGCCAACAAGGTTTAATTTTGCCTTCGCCGCAACCCCCGCTTCTCTATCGCCGTATTTGATGACGGTTTCAAAGAGGAAGTTTTCACGGGTCGGGTATGCAAAGTTCACATCTGAAGATACATTTTCCGTGAAGTCGGAATAAGGGGTTACATTGCCTGCAAATTCTTCAACAGGGAACGTGAAGAAATTATAGGTCCAATCCCCTTTTCGCTCCTCTCCGAAAACCTTAGATGCGTTCTGAGCGCCAAATAGGATCGGGACCACGTTCGGGTCAATAAACGTAGTAAAGATAGCAGGAACGCCCACAGAGATCGGTGTCTGCAAGGCCGCGTCTCGAGCGATGGAACGCGCTGCGGCCTCGTAATCAACCTTGATTTTTCCGTCTTTTGTAGAGTTATACGGCATAAAACCTTTAACGCCTACGCCGCCGATGCCCTTTTCTTGTGCTAGCTTGAATTCATCCATGTTAATTTTCCTCGATTAGTTGCCACTAGCCGCGGCAGGCGTAATAGACAAGCCGTGGTTAGAGATAATGATCGTGTCATCCTTAGCGCCAGCCGTACGAACTACCCAGCCCGTATCATTTGCGGCGCCGGCGGCTCCGAATGTGATGTTTCCGGTTGTGGGATCACAAAGAACCGATTGACCGACCGTAGCAGCGGCCGGAGCAACAATGTAGTAATCACCGCGTTCGGCGATTGTGAGCTCAGCGCCCTCGGGATAAATATCAGTACCCTCGTCGTAGGACGGCAGAGAAGCCGTGAAAGTGCGTTCTACAAGACCTACTACCTTGTCCCCTGCAGCTCCTTTTGCAGAAGCGATAGGGAATTGAACGGCCGTTGTGGAGCTCGTTGCGGCCTTAGCAAAAGCGAAAGTACCGCAAGCCACAGTTCCATCGCTCAAGTAATTATGCGGCGTGTATACCGCCTGATTGAAAGCGACCTGCTGACCGGGAATGCCAATCGCAGGATAGAGATTTACTGTTTTTTGCAACATCTAAAAACTCCTATTAGTTAACTTTTTCAAGAATGGAAGTGAGCGCGGTACGTTCGTCTTTCGGTGCCGAATCGTGTGCCGAGGACTTCGTAGATCCTTGACGGCCCGCAATATAAGCGCGATAGGCGATCCGAGCCTGAGAGGGACTGACGCCGCTAATGCCCAATTTCTTCAAAGCGGCCAAATAAACCTGACCTGCAGAATCGTAAGCACCTAAACGAATTGCACCGACAATCGGCTTGACTTCCTCAATTGCGGTCATTTCGTCGACAAGTGCGGATTTAAGGGCTTTGAGCGAATCAGACGCTTTTACCGTTTCTTCTACCTTTTCTTCGACGCCTTTCACTTCTTCACCGTCATCTTCGGCTTCTTTGGCCGTGAACTTGTAGCCTTCCTTGAAAGCATTCTTGACAGCGTCCGGAGCGTCATCAAGGCCGCAGGATTTCAAAGCGTCTTCAACACCCTGCAAGTAACGCTCTTCACCTTCGCGCTCATGATCTCGATCAATGCGTTTCGGATCAGCTTTTTCACGTTTTTCGCCGTAAAGGACGCCAGCCTCAAATCCAGCCTTGAAAGTCGGATCTTTCATTTTTTCGTCAAGTTCAATATCGTCATCCTTTGTTTCGTTTTCAGCGGGCTTGGGTGCTTCATCGCCAGTAGCCTTTGAGTAGGCCAAGTCAGACAACGTATCCTTCATTTTCTTGAGATCGTCATCGCTCATCCCCTTGCTTTTCAGCTCGTCGAGAATTTTTGTAATGGCGGCCTCTTTGTCTTCATCAGAGGCGTCTACAATGTTGCCGTTTTCATCAACCTTGTGCAGGTCGATAATTTTCTGGGCGAGATCAACTTCTTTCTGCTCGGTGCCAGCGTCTTTGTTTTCAATATCTGCCATATTGATTTCCTTACCTGTATCGCTAACCTTCACGGTCGGGCCAGCTCGCCCTTTCTCAACTAGCGCCAAATGGTTAGCTCTAATTTGACGCTGTACAAAATCGTAGTGTTCCCCATCATCCGTATCCCCTGACTTAAACTCAGGAATATATGTGTACGCTAGGGACAGCTCCTTCATGCTTCCATCATTGATACGGTTAATCGCGTCCTGATCGAAAATATGAAGAGAGTTCATTAAAAACGGGGCCTCAAAAGCCCCGTCGGTTCCGGTAGTTCCTACCCGAGTTTGTTTGTCCTCAGGCTCGCCTGAATCATCGTGATGTTCTAGGTGAATCGGAATACCATTTATCGATTTGATTGTTTCTTCGCTTGCAAGTTCTTCCGGCGGTCTGTATGCGTGATAGATCTTTTCAGGATCCAGTCCTTGAGCCTGCCAGCCTGAGATTTCACGGCCTAAATAAGGTGCAACTTGCACGCGCGTTAACGGCGAACGTTCGACGTGTAGAAAGCCATTCGCGTCAACCGTTCTCATACTGGCCGAGTCGAACGCAATACAGCGATCATCTTTATTCATTACCTAAACCTCAAAATATGAGCTACCCTGTCGTCAAAATCCAATGACAAAAAGGACTATCGACTTAAACAAATAAAAAGCTAAGTAGCCTGCAAAAGTCCAGCGAATAACAAAGAACCACTTGGGGTAGGCTCTGACAAAATCCATGACGAATCTCCTCGTCTGTTTTGATAAAATTAACTTCATGGTCGATGTTTCCCTAAGCTAATCGACTACTAAAAACCCCGCGAGTTCGTACCTCACGGGGTTTTGTTTAAATTCTTGGTTTAGTCCTCAATGACAGGACGAAACGTACAGCGGCACCAATACAACTCACCCGGCATAACTTTTTTGTCTACCGCCTTGTCATAAAGTCCTTCCCCGAGATTGAACGTTTTCCCGTTCATCTCTATATGCGTCGGACGGCTTGAGTACTGACCGGGTACGTGAATCCAAACGCCTCGCTTAATCCCGATTCCTTCACAATTCTTTTGAAGAATTTTTTGACTAATTTTTGACGTCTGATCTATCGCTACTCGCCTAGCACGTTTCTCGGTAAAGCCTTTCGTAGCTTCCAAGGTTTCAACGATGTGGGAGTACGTGTTCTTGCCTTCGTATGCGTCTAAAAACGCCGCCCGAATGTTCCCTATATCGCTGGAATTTATGCGTGTTATAAGACTTACTGTGTCGGTTACAAGCTTCGGTAATTCATCTATAGCCTGAGGCGTTATGAAAAACGATTTACGACTATTACGCATGGCCTGCCTGAGAACGGCCGCAGGAATTCCCGCGGCCGTTAACGAGGCCTTTTGGGAAACCGAAATATCAGCCGACAGGTTACGTACATACCAGTCTGCGATCTTCTGCGTTTCTTTGTCCGCTTCTCGTAACCATGACATCATGTTGCGAGCGATAAACTCATCAATATTCCGCTTGAACCGTTCAGGATCACGGAGCACAAGGCGATTGATTTTGCGCTTAATCTGCCTAAGCCTTTCACGGTCTATCGGGTCATCAGGCCTAAACGTTAATGACACGTCTTCGGCTAAGAGATTTTCCTGATCGATGTACAGCAAAATCTCATTGATAACACGACGCCTAAACGAGTTAACAAACGTCAAAAGTTTCTTCTCGAACTTTCGACTCATCGCAGGACTGGCGGCAATGCTGCGGGCCGTTTTCAATGAATTTCTCCCGATTCGTCCACGTCATCCAAATGAGGCTTGTTCTCTGGCGCCGGAGTTTCCCTCTTTGATAAAAACTCCTGCATAGGACCGTTAGTGGCCGTAGGATCATCAGTCATCAAATCGCCCTCGATTTCCTCGGGCAATTCGTCACCAATGAAATCCAAACCTGTAGCCGGATCTCGCTTAACCGATTCTCGAACTTCTTCAGCGCTGATAACGTTTCTATCCTGAAGTACAGCCAGCATATCCACGCGGGTTTTTGCCGTCATTGCAATAGCGGCAGCGTCATCCTCACCCAGCTCATTAAACATGAAGGAAATTGAATCATCAATTTTTCCAAACTCAACAAGCTGAATGATTTTTAAACAGGTCTGAATCGCGTTCCTGTTTAATTCCTGCTTTGACTTGATATGGTCGTAATAATTCCGGATATCGCTCTGACCGGTTGCGTTAAATCCGCTCGGCGAAATACCCAAGAGTTTCACCGCAGGCGTACGGTTAATGCTTGCTATGAACTCCAGCGACTGGCGGATAATGTCAGTCACGCCTGCAATGGTGGCGGTAATGTTTTGAACATCTTCGGTTGAATCGCAGGCAAACACAGAATCATTATCTCGATATCTCTGCAGGAGCGACATTTTCCCGTCGAGTTGCTCGATACCGCCAGCTTCTAATACCTGAGCAAAATCCGTCTTAAAAACCAAGAGATTCAGCTTGTCTAAGATGTTTACACCTGCTTCCCGAGCCTTGTTCCAATGCAGAACGTAATCCCACAAAATTTGTGCTTGTGGAATTCCGAAGAAATTGTATGCAGGCTTCAGTAACTGCGGGGGCTCGTTATCAACCAGTCGCAGAAGCCGAGAGGCGTGGACTTTGCGCCCTAAAACGTACCAATGAGCGGGCCTCATGTAATCAGACTTCAACGGGTCGACAGAGTTGTACAAACCGGGTGATACGTTAATCGGGTCAATTAAAACAAATTTAACGTCGGAATCTTTCTTGATCTCAGCTGAAACGTCTGAAATATTCAACGGCAAATCCAGCTTCTCAGTTCCGGTATCGATAAAAATCAAGGCGCCGCCCATAAAGCCTACAAGCGACTGAGCACGATTGAATAGAGACCGTAGTCTGTACTTTGATTCCTGCAGGTCTTGTAGCTTGTCGATTGCTTCATTCTCAACGTCATCGCCGCCGGTAACCTGAATCCACTCGCGTGTCATGTCATCTGCGACGGTTTGAACGCAGGTACGAATCATGCCATTTTGCGCGATTTGCTGAAGGACACCATAGCCTACGAAAGATGTTGTAGGAAACTGTCCCAGCACCATAGCGTGACCCGTAAGCGTACTCTGTAACGCAGCTAGACTAGCCCCAAACGCCGAATCATGAGCCATTGAAACGGACTTGGTATCTTCCTCGTCTAAACCTTGTAACCCAAGGGTCACAGGCAACGAGGAAAGCGCTTTGACTTCATCCTCCGTTAATGTCCTCCCTTTGCGAAAATACGGAGCACTGGCGGCCTGAGCATAATCCACCACACCAGCCCGTTTCTGCAAACCTAACGGGCGATGTTTATCGTTTGTTTTTTTCTTCATTGCATTAATCGAAAAAAATGCCGCCCACGGGTTATGTAGGCGGCCAACTCATCCAAGGAGATAAAACTACTCAAAACCTCGGAGGCCGCTTCAAAGCTTTCAGGACATCCTTTGAGAGGATGTACGTTGAATTATTTCTAAAGTAATTTAGACATTGACTTAGGGAGTCGACACAATCATCGTGGGCGCCAACTGGGAAATTGAGCAATTCAGCCTCAAATGCACCCATCCATGGGGTTTTCTTCGGATCCGGCAAGTAAACATTGCCAGCCTCAAAAAACGGCGTAATCGCGCTCGCACGGGCCTCCTTAGATTCCTTCGGAGTAACCGGAACAATGCCGCTGACGGTTTTTTGAAGTTCAGAGATAATCGCTGAGCCGTTGGCTTTGTCCTCAACGAGCTTGCGTAACGCCTTGGGCCACTTTTGCGCAAGGATAAGAAACATCTCACGTGTTTTAACGAAGTCCCACTGACCTCTGACTTGATCTAGCAAATAAAAATCAGCGCCTTTCTTCCCCCAAACTTGTCCTACCACATAGTCGGAGTTCTTCGAATCCTTAAACGTCATGTCCCACGACGTTACGATCTGATCAAACTCAGGAGGCAGGCTTGATTCTGTCCAATATTTGAACCATTCGGATTTGAATACATTGCCTCCGTCGGGTATCGGGTGCTGCTGATACAGTGCAGCCCAATCTCTCGAACCGACTGTTTTCTGAATCTTTTTAAGCTGATCTAACGAATAACGCTCAGGGTGCAGCGCCTCGCCTTTCCGCCTATGGATTTCATCATGCTCAGCAATCGCAGGATAGTTGATGACCGTAAAAGTATCGCCCTGTCCGTTCTCCATGTTTTCAATGAGGCGCCCAATGAGGTCATCTAAATGCCACCTCGTAGCCATGACGATCACACCACCGCCCGGAGACAAGCGTGTATACGCCGTAGATGTGTACCAGTCCCAAATAGACTGTCGCACCGTGGCACTATTCGCCTCTGCGCGATCTTTCACGGGGTCATCAATGAGTAGGCAGTCTGCGCCTTGGCCCGTAATGCCGCCTCCGACGCCGCATGAGCGATAGGCGCCGGCATGACCGACAATCTCAAATAAATCAGATGTTCGAATGTACGACCCTCGCGAGTCCGTCCGGACTCGCGATCCATTTAGCGTTGTTTCCGGGAATACCTCTAGATATTTTTCGTCATCGATAATCCGCTGAACGTCACGATTAAAACGTTGAGATAAATCCGAGCTGTAGGATGTAGCGATAATCTGAAGATCGGGGAAACGCCCGAAGGCGTAAGCAGGGAACCGGCGAGAAACAAGCTCACTCTTACCCGAACGAGGGGGTAAAGTAATTATCAGCCTCGGAGACTTCTTCTCTTTAACAGCTTCTAGAAACTCGTCGAGCATGTCACAAATTTCCTTATGTACCCATCCCATTAGGTAATCGGGCTTAGTGTACGTAGTGAAATGTGCAAGCGATTTACGGGCCTTAGCTATCCTGATCTCCTGTATCGTTGGAAGCCGCATTCACAATACCCTCCAGCGCATCAAGCTGTTCTAATGACAATTTGCTTAGATCCAGCTGGTTAACCTTATCGACCTTGACCGGTTCACCGTCTTTTCCAGTGATCTCCTTCCTGTCAGTCTCTTTCCACCCACAGCGACTCTTCATGTAAAAAATGGTCGCTGCCGGATTTCCCTCTCGGATGAGAGCCATCAACTTGCCACCTACAAAAGCGTTAGCCTTAGCCTTTCCCTTTTTTATAGCGGTCGCAAAATTCGCAAAATCTTTTTTTCGATTCTGTAAGGTTCGATAACTAATCCCGAGCGCGAGAGCGATCTCTTCCTCGTTGTCACAAACCTGAGCCAGTTGTTCAACCTTCTCTAGGTCAATCTGAATGCGTGGACGAGTCCGCTTCTTTTGAACTTTTTCTTCCATGCCTTCAACCTGCCTTTGGTTAACTGGTCACATCGATGATCTTCTGAATTAAATCCTCAGGTCCGAAACTCTTAACGAAATCCTGAACCTGCTCTTTGTATTCGATCGGAATTGAGAGCGTCAGATTAAAGCTGTCTGCCTCAGGCTCCTCTTTTTCCGGTTCTTCCTCAGCGGGTTCGGTAGTTCCACACAGCAAGGCGTTCAACTCTTCGTCGGAGAAACCAGTGACCGGCGCCAAATCTGTATCCTGCAATTCCTGCAGCTCTATTCTCAGGAGGTCGATATCCCAGCCTGAATTTAGTGCAATGCGATTGTCTGCGAGGATGAAAGCCTTTTTCTGAGCCTCGGATAATCCGCTTAGCTCGATGGTCGGAACAACCTTAAGACCAAGCTTTTTGGCCGCCTTCAGGCGTCCATGTCCGGCAATCACTCCGCCCTGTTCATCCACCAAGATTGGATTGTTGAACCCAAATTCTTTGATCGAACTAGCGATTTGATTCACCTGTTCTTCAGAATGCGTCCGGGCATTATTTGCGTACGGAATCAGGTCATTGACCGGCCTGTAGAGAATTTTGAGTTCAGATTCTTTCATAGCGTTAAAAAGGTGCGCCCGGCATTTTCAGCTGGGCGCACTCCAACCAACCCCAAGGAGATAGTTTGTTAAGGCGGTTTTCTCCGCCATTCTCGTCAGGAGAATTAGAAATCCAGCGGAGTGAGCTTCTTCCCGTTGGGAATCTAGGCTTGCTGGATGTTAAATGGCTCGGTGCTTAAGCCCACCGAGAGGCTGTGCGGTTTGTCGATAAATGTTGTGGGCAACAATGGAACCGCTGAGAATGTTGGCCGTCCGCTTGTTCTTTAATAATTCGATTTTGGAGTACGGGAGGACAATCGAAGATTGAGCGAACGGCCGAAAAACAAAAAAGCCCCGAAATCGGAGCTCTTTATTCGCCCGGCTTGATGTTAGTACCCTCTTTTCTCTGGATACACCGGTTCCTCCGCAAGGAACCGTCATCTTTAAGCCTCTAGGCGGCCTGGCAAACAGGCTTGAAATTGTCTACTTGTGACTATACACCAAAAAGAAGCCCCTCGGGCTGGAGGGGCGGAGTTTCAAATTTCGATTGTTAGGCAGCGTGCGTCAACGCCCAATGCTTGTAACAGTCAAGGTCTTTGACTGAAAATCCGAGATCATCGAGCGAGCGTTCGAGCTCAACAAAATTAAGGTTGTTCACAACGTCCCAAAGTTTACTTGCGTCGGGTACATCCAACGCCAGCATGACTCGCGTTGCTTGCATCATAGGCTTTCTGAAAAGGTAGCGGTGGTAGTAGCAGAACACCTGCAGAGTTCTCAAAAAGTCCGCGTCAACAACGTATCTTTGCGGCCTCTCGGTCTCTGGAGGAGTGGTAGTCGGAGCTTCGGGCACGCTCAAGTCAACCGTTTCAATAAAACGCAGGCAGTCCTCGAACTGCGATTGTTTGAGTTCTGTGTAGCGTGGGATTTGGTAGCGTACCTTGATTGCGCGGTAGATCGTCTGATAGTACACAGCCGTTTTCTTTGCGCGTCTTGCTACTGCCTGTTGGATGGCAACTTGTTGCGCGTTGGTGATCGTGTCACCTGTTGGAACTTCGTAGCGTCCGGCCCTGCGAATAGCCGGTAAAACCTCATTCGTGACCCAGCGCTTGAATTGTTTTGCCTTCGGAAGTTTCGAGCCGAAGATCAAGGCGTAGAGACCGCTTTCGTTTACGCAGTTGACTAACTGTTTGCCGCCGTTGGTTTGAACCTCGACTTTACAAACGTCTTCGGGGTCGCAGTGAGTTTTAACTGCATTGATAGTATCTTTAAATCCAAGAGCTAAGCAGACCTGCTTTGCTACAAAGAGCGGGTTAAGAACTGTGCCGAGAATAGTAAGAGATTTATTCTCAAATGTGAAAGATAAAGCACTAGACATAATTGTCTCCTAAACAAGTTTTTGGACTTGTCTCCACACGCCAATGTGGAGAGCAAGGCTTTTGGGATTGGCGTCCCGTAGTTTAGGTTACGGCGTATCTTTAGATACTCCCAAAGCCTCGCTCATAAGAGACTTTTAAAGGAGGTGGCGTTTCGCCATCCCCTTGCAATCAGCTATAAAAAAACGCCTTTCGGCGACTGATCGCCTAAACCCTTGCGGGACGCCAATCCCGCGCTGTTGTTCAACAGCGAGGTCAGTATAGCGAGACTCCGAGAAAAAATAAATAGGTTCATCTTAAAAAGCATCTTTAACCTTCCTTTCGTTGATTTGTTCGAAATATCGAATTCGAAAAGCGAAAAATATCAAGGCATCTTCAGTCCACCGATCAAGCTTTCTCCGCTTGATGTTCCAGATTCGCTTACCTGCCTTGCTCAATGAAGACTGGGAGCCAAACACGTATAGCAACACAATCAGTTTCGCTGTCCGGACATTCAGACCATGGGTTCCGATGGAGAGAACTTCGGTTCCCGGCGCCGAGAAGTTTTGCCAAACGACATTGAGAAAATCCGCGTCCCTCATGTCGATTTCGCAGGCTCTCAAACCACTGTCGCCTTCATCTTCTGTGTAGTCCTCAGAAAAATCCGTCTTGTTTCTCGTCAGTGCGAGAGCTCTCTCTACCGCGTAGGCAATTGAGACGTTTTTCACAACACGGTCACGATATGCCCGGCGCCAGTTGTCCAAACGAGGTCTGAGGTCGTCAATGAGTTTTTGTTCTGTTTCGGTCATCCAAGAGTCCTTACGTAGCAAAACAGGCAGTAGATGTAGATAATTCCAAGGGTTGATAAACCCATAATTTTTGAAGTTCGCCTCAACTTGTCGTTTTCGTTAAGAAGGTCAGTAAACCAAAGCATGACCCTCATGAAAACAAGCATCGCGACCGTAAAGTTGATCCACCAAAACACAAAAATAGGGATGTCAAAATCCTCAATAAGCCTGTACATTCCAACCCCCTCCATCTTTCTTCGGTTTCGGCGTGACGACGAACAGTGGAATCGGACACTCATCCGAGCAAACCTTGCATTTAACTTTGCTGTCATCTGCAAAGATTTTCAGGGAACCTTTGACCTCGTGGAGTTCAAGAGATCTATCCGGACGCATGACCAAAAAATCGGGCGTGTAGGAACAACGATTTGAAGCAATCTTCCAAGTGAAGCGCTCGAACCAATATTTGAGAATTAACCCTGCATTTTTCTGTTGCTCAAGGTAATCTCGATAAGCGGCCTCGGTCCGATTCATTTCCCCGGCCCTGAGCCGTCCTTTTGCTTGTAAAAACCTTTTCATTTATCCCTCCTGATTGAGTTTGTGTTGTTTGGTTGAATTCTTTAATGCTGTTTCCAGAACATTAGAGTTCCGTTGAGCGATGATCTGAGCGTGTGAAGGCCAACGCTCAAACTGCGAGAAGAAGTCTCTCCTGCGTTGAATTTGCTCGTCTCCTGCCTGCTCGAACACGGAGCATCGAGCAAACGAGACCGGATAGCACTCGATTCCGGCGCCTTTGTCCGGATGGTGACAGTAGATGTTCATGTCCCCAAAGGACTGTTTTGGAGGCAGATGCTTCTTCCCGTCAGGTCCTATCCAAAAGGCCTGAGCATGAATGCAGTAGAGGCAGCACCCGCTCATTCAGACTTCCTTCGGAAAGCACAAACGAAATCGACAGCAATAACCATCCCCAAAATCTTCAGGCTGTAATCAATGTTCGATCCTGAGTAGGCGAACCATGCAAAGTCGATAAGGCTTAAGACTCCACCGGATAGACCTACCAGAGCGAAGAAATTAAGGACATCAAAGTTCATTTCGTTCCCTGCCAAATAGCAACCGATCACACAGCATCCGAGCACGTACACGCAAAAATATCCAAAAACGTCCATGCTTTAACTCCTTTTTAACCGATCGGTTAATTTGGTTTCCTTACTGATCTGAAGCGCCGCTCTCACCAGCAACCCAAACAGCACCAGATTGATGAACACGACCGGCGCCAAAATGATCAGTAGCAACTGCCATGCACTCTCTGACATAAAATCTCCTAAAAGTACGGTTCAGGAGCTGGCGCTGACTGTGTTAGCTCCAGCCACGGTCTAACCGGAACACGCGTCCAAGACGTGCAAAAATTCAGACTTGCGTTATCTCTCCAAAGCTTGATGAACCCTTCCCAAGCACCGTTTCTCTGCTTGCAAAGGTTCAAAACAAAATCAGGCTTGGTGTCATCGACATCTTTTCCTTCAGCCTTCTTTTGAACCTTGCTGTAATCGCGAGCCAACACGAAAACGTTGAATGCAATGTTGGTGATATTGGAGCTTCCCTTAATGGATTCTTTCGTCGCAGAATCAAACACCGAATAAGTTTTTGAATCGCCGTCTCCACGCTTTCGGCAATGGGCAACTACCACGATGTGGACGTTGTTGACCTTTGCAAACTCGACCAGTTTCCCCATAACGTAGTCGGTTTCCTTCTTGTCCATATCGTCTCTAACGCACATCATCAGAGAATCAACAAAGAGAATATTCGATTGGTAGTCATGGACGGCGGAATCCAACAGGCGCAACAGCTCATTGGGCGCAACTTTTCGCTGCAGATCGCAAATCCGCATTTTTGAGGCAAATTGTCGAAAAAACAGATCAACATCCGGAGCTTCAATCTTTCGCTTGTCCTGACTGCAAACGGTCTGCATGAGCATGCGTTCAATCGTTCTAACCGGCGCCATCTCAAAGGAAGCAATGTAGAGAGAAGCTCCGCATGAAATGAGGTGAAGTCCGATCTGCCCAAGCAGAAGAGATTTTCCGGAACCGTTTTCACCCGCCAACACCGTTAGTTCTCCGGGACGAAATTCAAAATCGATCGGTCGACCGATGCAACCTTCATTCGTTTGAGTAAAGGGAAGCGTGAACTTGGACACATGAGTCTTCTTCGCTTCCAAATAGTTCTGGAAATCGTTTTTGAACTCGAGAACGTCCTTGTTGATAAAAAACTCAGGAGACTTGTACGCCCTGCTCTCGTAGTCGGCGAGCGATGTTTCTATCTCGGCTCCGCCCGTCGGATCGCCCCAGTAGTCATCCAGCTCAGGCGAAACGCTTGTATTTTTTGGATTCATAGTCAAATTTCCATGCAATCAGTTGTTTGTTTTTGAACATCACCGAGACGACAACGGCGGCAGGTAGGGATTTGGGAATTTCGAGCATCCAACGACGGACGGTTTCTCTGAGTTCGGGCGTATCGTCGACATCGATAAAGTCGATCAGAACAGTTTTGCCTCGGAGAAATTCGGCCTTGATGTGATTGGGTTCGTCGCAGAACGTAAACAGTATCGTCGGAACCTGTGGTCGTCTTCTAGGCAACACCTCAATTTCATCTTCGTAGATCGCATCAGCCTGATAGAGAGCCAGCTCACTGTCAGTCAGGCGAGGGAAAAAGACCAACTGGGTAGTCGTAAATGCGTCCGGATGCTCGTAAAACGTTCTACCCTGATCGTCTCGAACAACGGCAGCAGCGGCAAACATCATTTCTGCTCCTTATGGTTCGGGAGGTCCTTAATGTCGAATGCATTCATTCCCGCATGGAGTTTTTCGATGAACTTGTCTCTGGCGCCGATCGAATACGTAACCGGAGGAAGTTCTTTGTTGTATTCGGCAGCAGAGACCCAATGAGCATTAGGATCTTTCCAATCATCTTTAACCCAATCAGCCTTGAAGCCTGTCCAGTTGCGGACCATCATTTCATTGATGACCTCTTCCAATTTCCAGCCGGCGGTTTTAGCTTCCTTACGAAGAAGCGAAACCACTCTTTCCGTAACCGGCGCCTTCTTTTGCTTTCGATAAGCCAAAAAGTCCTGCCAAAACTCGTCAGTCAATTCCTCAGGTTTCTGGAGGCGTTGTGTCTTGACTTCCTTTTTTGGCTTCGGTTCAACTATTTCCTTTTTGGAAACACTTGCCTCCTGCTCTTCAAGCGGAAGTTCTTCCTCAATGGCTTCAGTTTTAAGAGAAACTGGTTTTTCACACTCACGCCCCGCGAAATTTTCTGCAAGTTCCGACTGTTTTTCGTTCTTTTCGGTGCGTGTATATGTTTCTTGTTCTTGTTCTTGTTCTTGTTCTTGGCTTCGGAGGGCCTTAGAAGGGGCTTCTATGGGGCTTGATGGGAGGTCGTCTCCTTCTTGTGTCTGAACGCCGAATTCTTGAATTTCGGGTGAAGGAATATTCTTAAAACCAAGATTAAAACACTTGTTATATTCTTTAATAAACAAGTATTTAAAGTTATCAGGCATGGATTCAATAGCTGTCCTAATACCCGTTACTCTTTTGTCTGTTGGCTTTAATTCCGGAGCAATCTGAAATAGCGCCATCTTTTTGACGAACACATACTCGCTTTCATAGTCGTAAATGGCGAAATCTTCCCTTTGAAGGGTCTCCAAAGCCTCTCGAATACCCTTTAAAGGACCTTGGAAGGGGCTTGGAAGGGGCACCGAAGGGGCTTCTAACGGAAGACCAGTTTCTGCTGAGATTTGGCACAGCGGACAATAAAAGACTCCGGTCATGTCATTGTTCGGACAAGAAAGCAGATAAGCCGCCACCAATTTGGCCGAAATATCGCATCTTAGTTTCCGACCAGTCTTCCCTATCCAGAATTTGGGTGTAATGCTCGAATATTTACGCATTTTTTAGCGCTCCTATTCAAACGGAAGAAATCCGGTCAGCAATAACTCTCTTTGCATCATCCCAAGGAAAATCAGGCCGGAGTTCTTCCATCTTCACTGCACCTTTCGTGAACTGTTCGATTTTTGCGCAGTGACGGGAAGGGATAGGACGTTCATTCCTAATCCAATTTGAAATATTTGAGGCTGGAACACCTAAAAAATCAGCCAATGCCTTCTTGGACGGCGATCCAGTCAATTCAAAAAATTCAGCAAGTTTCATAAAAACCACCATTACCTATTTGGTTAGATTTTATCATTATCTAATTGGTAATTGTCAATTATCAATTTGGTAAGCTGTGCCTAAGGAGATAACTATGAAAACAGTCGCTGAAATTCGTCGAGATAACTTAAATACACTCGTCAGTAGAGCTGGCTCCATTGCGGAGCTGAACGAACAGTTAGGAAGGAAACGAAATCATCCTTCGCTGGGCCAGATAAGAAACCGATCTGATAGAGGAAATGGAACGTTTTATGAAATGGGGGATAAGCTGGCCAGAGACATCGAAGAAAAATTAGGGCTCAGTTACGGCTGGATGGACACCAACCACACTCCGGACGACTGGCCAGATGACAACATCATCAACTTGAAAAGAATCAACATCCAAGCCTGCTGCGGGTCAGCTGGCATCCAGAATTATGAGGATGATGCCTTCGTTGAACAAATCCAAGTCTCACGGCCTTGGTTCCAAGAAAACATTAGCAAGATTAGGGAGCAAGGGTATGAACTCATAACCGCCTCTGGTGACTCAATGGAACCAACCTTTAGAAATGGCGATTTGATCGTAGTGGACCGTCAAGACAGGGATCTTAAGCGGGATGGTGTTTTCTGTGTTCTTGTAGATGGAGATCTATATGTGAAACGGGTTCAGCGCATTCCCGGAGCCGTTCTCTTTATTTCAGACAACTCCCTTTACAGGCCGTTCGAGATTCCCATCAAAGAAGTTGAATTTAGGCTTCAAGTTTTGGGGCGCGTCGTCAACTCCATGAATCTCAAAAGATACGACTGAATGGATAGAAGGAGCCGATATGGAACTTCCCTTGCTGAGAACTTTAGAAAAAATCTTCAAATATTATTAATTGGAGAAATATGCTATGACAGAACAATTTCTTTCTTGTGATGCACCATTAGTCGTTGAGTATCTGAATGCAATCAATAGATCTTCTTGCCCCTGGTGCAAAAGTAACGACTGGAGCATGATCACTGAGAGCTCGGCCATGTGCGTAGGAGAACCAGCATTGGAAATGGCCAACTCCGTCAGGTATACAACTCCTCCTGTTACTGAAGGAGTGAGAGACGCAAAATTTATCCTGAAGCCCTCAGATGAACCTCCTAGTGTTTACATGCGTTTAAGGTGCAACGTTTGCAGCTGTGAATTGAGATTCGACTACTTCCAGTTAATCAAAAAAGCCAAGGCCTGGAAAAATAACCAAGTAAGGTAAACGCAATGGAAGCCGATCAGGGGAATAAGATAAAATTAGCTCAAAGAGATCAAGACTCGGTGGGCATAATGATGGGACATGAGACTCGTCTAGGGTACATAGAAGGCAGACTGGAAAGCTTTGCAACCAAAGCCGACATAAAAGATCTGGAAGGAAAAATTGCCGTATCCGATCAACGTACACTCACCCATGTTTCCGAGGCCATTGGAAAGCAAACAAAATGGATAGTAGGAGCAATCCTAGTGCCGCTGGTTGTTGCCATCATAGGTTGGTCGATCGTAATTGTTCAATTATTAAAAAAATAACAAACGCCGCCTCCGGGCGGCTTACTTTTTTTATTTATTTTTAAGGCGTTAATACAGCTTCAACCAAGATTACCTATCAGGTAAAACCCCGCTACCAAAACCGGTAACGATGAAGCTTATTCCTTTTTAACCAGTCTTAAAATAAGTGGCTAACAAAACATCGAATTTCAAAAATATGGAAGAAAAAAACATCGTCCTTTACGGCAATATTGATGACGGCCCCGTCGTTGCTGTACTAGTGGAAAATGAGACCATGTGGCTCACTCAGAAGATGATGGCTGATCTCTTTGGTACAACCACTCAGAATGTTCAGCAACACTTGGATGCAATCTATCGTTCTGGAGAACTCGATGAAGATTCAACTATCAAGATTTTCTTGACAGTTCGCCAAGAAGGGTCTCGCACGGTCAATCGTTCCGTTAAGCACTACAATCTGGATGCCATCATTGCAGTCGGCTACCGAGTAAACAGTAAGCAAGCGACACATTTTCGCCAGTGGGCAACCCAAGTTCTTAAAGAGTACATCATCAAAGGATTCGCCCTAGATGATGATCGTCTAAAACAAGCGAAGACTGTTCTTGGAAAAGACTACTTTCAAGAATTGCTGGAACGAGTTCGCTCCATCCGAGCAAGCGAACAGCGGATCTGGCTTCAAGTTACTGAAATATTCAAGGAATGCAGCATCGACTACGACAGTCATTCATTGGAAGCAAGACGCTTTTTTGCAACTGTTCAGAACCGTTTTCACTTTGCCATCAACAATCAAACTGCCGCCGAGATTATTCATGCCAGAGCAGACCACACGAAGCCACACATGGGTTTGAAAACGTGGTCTAACAGCCCGGAGGGGCGTGTCAATAAATCAGATACGACAATTGCAAAAAACTATTTGGACGAAAAGGAGCTCAAGTCATTAGAGCGTTCCGTCAACAGTTATTTTGATTACATTGAAGGACAGATTGAACGCAAGAAGAATTTTAGTATGCTCGAGCTGCGCCAGTCTGTAGATAAGTTCCTGGCATTCAATGACCTCCCGGTTTTAGAAGGAAACGGACAGGTTTCTAAAAAGCAAGCTGAAGAAAAAGCTCACAAAGAATACGAAATTTTCAACAAAACTCAGCCGATAGGCAGAGACTTTAAAAAATTCCTAAACGAAGTTAAAAAATTAAAGAAATAATCTACCCATAACTTAGAAGCCGCCCCCAGGCGGTTTTCTTGTACATAAAAGTAACTGATTAACCTTTAACAATAAAGAACAAAATCAGTTACAATCAAGCAAGCAGATTATATTTTTAGGTGCTTGCTATGGATGATAAAACTAAGCAGTCCAAAGGCGGTGTTGAAAGAGCCAAGAAACTCTCTCCCGAGCGCAGATCTGAAATTGCACGCAATGCAGCATTAGTAAAGAGCGGAGGCTTTAAGGCCATCCACAAAGGAAGTTTCAAAGAAGTCTTGGGACTTGATATACCCTGTTATGTTCTGAACGATTCTGCTCATACTGCAGTAATTAGCCAAAGAGGAATGGCGCAGGCTTTGGGGTTCACTAGTATTAGAGGAGATACCTTTCCTTCTTTTCTAACTACCCAATTTATCTCTGATTATGCCGGCAGTGAATTATTAAAAAATAGCTCTCATCCTATTGTTTTTAAAACAAATATAGATGGCGGTGAAGTAAAAGCTCACGGATACGACGTAACAATTTTGATCGATATTTGTCAGGCTATCGTAAAGGCAAATGACGACAATCGTCTCAAATCAAATCAAACTTTTTTAGTAAAAAACGCTTCAATAATTCTTCAAGCCTCTGCCAAGTTAGGTATTAGAGAACTTGTTTACAAGCTCGCTGGATACAACTCTACAAAAGCAGCGGTAATTGCGGCCTTCAGAGAGTACATCCTTGAAGAGGCAAGAAAATGGTCGAAAGAGTTCCCGGACGACTTATACGCAGAATGGCAGAGGCTTTATGACATACCAGTCCCAGTCCGAGGTCGTAACTGGGAACATTATCATCTAACGTTGAAGTTCATTTACCTTCCTTTGGCCAAGAGCAATGGCAAGCTCCTTGCGTTGCTCAAGGAAGCGAAAAAAGAATCAAAAGGCAAAAAATACGACAAACTCCACCAATTCCTCAACGAAATTGGCTTAACAGCTTTGCGTGCACATATTTGGCAGGTTGTCGGTATCGCCAAAACTAGTCAGTCAGTAGAAGAATACGAACGAAGGTTCTCTCTAGCTTTCGGAGGACAACTGCCCTTTGAATTTGATGAATAATCACTGAAATCATTCTTGACCGCCTCCGGGCGGTTTTTTATTGCCGCGAGAGCGGCTTTTTTGTTGTCTCCGAAAAACAACAAACTTTCAACTCAAATAAATCTTATCGTCTTGGTAACAAAAATCTAACCTAATTGATTGCATAATTTATTACCTATATGGTAATATTTGCTTATCAAATTTATAGGACAAGACGATGTTCCTCCAATAAAGACAATTTCAGAATCGGCGCCATGGAGAACTAAACGCCGACGCAGCAGGTAGAAAAAGAGCCTGCTAGTGAAAAAATTCGAAACGGCCAAGTGCAGGCGGTGCTGGTCACGCGAAGACAGACAATCGAACACCAGCAGTCAGTGAAATGAATGACTTAGGTAAAAGGGAAGCCAGTCAGCATTTTTCAGCTAGAGACCTCTGACAAATAGCGCATTTGAGATGCACGCAGTATCAAGAACAGCAAACTGCGTTGAGGTCCTGAGAAACCAACCAAACGAGGAAATGAAAACCAAGAACAGTAACTCAGGCGGCTCGGCATCGTAAGCCGGGTGAGCTAAGCGCTCTCGCAAGAGAAACTGTAGAGCGCAAACATAAGGACATTCCGAACGGTCGGTCAGTAGTTGTAGATCTCTTGAGTGGCTTTAATCGGAGTGTCCTTTTGTTTTTAAGGAGTGACAATGAAAGAGATAGTCCACGACAGCGATTGTGCCGTAAACAATGAGCCAGCCTTTCCCGCCGGCCCTTGTGATTGCGGAGCAGAAGCTAGAGCTCAGCGTCGATTCGCGAGAATGATGGGTCAGATTTTTTATAAAAAGGCGGCTCGCTGTAAAAATGCTCTTCGGTTAAAACTAGTCCGCGGATTCTGTCGATCAAAAACAGCCGCCAGCAAGGGACTGTTCCTGAATGCGTATCTCCTTCTATTTGGTAACCACGAACGGCAGGCATTCCTGCGGTGGTGTAGCCGAGTGTCGCGCATTCAACGACTCTATCCAGACCGTCGTAGTTAAAGGTCACGATCCTCTTCTCTTTGATAGCAGAGACCAAGAGGATGTACTTGTTAAAGACATTCATTTTCCTTCCTTAGAAATTGAGCTTAGACAATTCAATTTTAGGAGGGTGGCGGCTCGGAAAGACGAGCACTTCTTCTCTGGAGATAACCATGGAAAAACCGAAGAAATTAACGAAGAAACAACGGCTCGAATTACTGGAGCAGAAAAGAGCTGCCAAGGCCTACTGTGACGAGTTGGCCAAACGAAATGAGTTCGACTATGGAAACTGTTGGGATTATGCCTGCGAGTTCGGACGCGGCTGGGAAGTTGATGAAATCTACAACTACCTGCGCAGGTATTGCTGAGAATCCTATGAAAATACCTTTCCCCAGTCTTCCGAAGTATCAGGCCCGCTGGATTCCTGTTCTATTCACTCCCGTAACTTGCGGTGAGGATGTTCTATTTGTAGGCATTTGTGGCGAGTTCAACAACACTAAATTCGCAGAGAGAATCTTGCCGGACGAAACGCTCAATCGCCTTTTCCCGGTAAGTCCTCAAGCTCAAGAATTTATTGATTTCGTCATCGGTGCTTTGAATAAAAGCGGAGACTTTAGTGCGGACGGCTTAATACTCAGCGGGTTCAAGCTTGGCCGGCCGTTCGATACTTATTGCGATACCAAACTTGATTTGATTGAACAGGCCATAAAGTTCTCTTCAAGCTTTGTCACGTTTGAGGAATACTTAGCTTGGAGTAAATCAAAAGCGCCGGCCTGCCGCTAGGACAGTTTCCGGCGCCCGCCATTAAGACGCATTTCTCAGTGTTCTCACACTGCATTCCGTCTGGGGAGGATCACTAGGGTCAACCTGATCCAGTCCGTCTAAATCGATTATAGAACCCACTTATTAGAAATTTTCTAATAGCTCATTCAAAAGCCCCTTCCCTGTCAATTTTCTTGTGTCTGTTCAGTGAACGGCAGCGGAAGGGGTTTCTGAATGAATTGAACATCAAAGGAGACAACAATGACTGATAAAGAGCAAGATGTACCGTGCGCGATTTGTTGCGGGAACCTCTCGCTTTCTATGACTAAAGAGGAAATGCAAGGATTGTTAGAAACGCTGATAGAGCGCAACCTAGATCTTATTGAGTTCGCTCGAAGAAACAGTAGTTTGACATCAGTGGATAAATTCAAGCGAATCCAAGAACTGTCATCCGAAGCTTTAGAAGCCGACAAATTGCTTGAGCAATTACATCATCAGGAATAAAAAGCCACAGGCTCAGCTGGCTTCAGCCCCAATTATTATGGCGAGAACAAATAATCTAATCAGCCCGCTTCGGTGGGCTTTTTTTATTATCCACAACTATTAAGAAAAACTTGATAGTTCAGACCATCTTCATAAGCTCCCCGGGCTTTTACCAATTTTGTTAGTTCCAATTTTTGCGCTTAGGGGAGCTTTTGAATGTGGTCTTTTTTACATAGTTTTATAGGAGAGAAAAATGATCTTATCTGTGTATGAAAAAAATCAGCTTTTTACAAATGTTATCGATGACATTTTGAAAGAGCGCGGCTCAGCAATTTGCCTCACTGATGCGCTGACCTATGCAGAGCGGGCTGTTGTCTCTGCCCTGCTCGCTGGAAAGAAAGAGATAACGCTTGACCTGGATCACGTTGTACAGACTGCTGAGGCTCAGAAAGAGGTCAAGGCATTGTTCAAAGAGTTCTCTCAGGATTTCATTACAGAGCTCGGACTTAAAGCAATTGACGAGCAAATGTATCCGGATATCAAGAAACTTCCGGAATTCGAGATTTAAGTCTTTTCTCTCCTGGCCCTCGTTAGCGCGGTACTCCTTGGTGCGCTTTCGGGGGCTTTTCTTTTGGAGGTTGTTATGAAGAAGTTTCTGACAATGAAAAATTCGGACAGTGACAACATCATCCTGTCTTGGATTGCTTATGTGCTGCTTGCATCCTCGTTCGTCCTCCCGTTTTTCTTAGTGGTGTGGCTCAGATGAATTACACACCTCGAACGTGCCCCGGGCCAGGAGATCTCTGGCAAATGAGCTGGCAGGAAGAAAAACGGCAAGCTGAGTATGAGCGCCTGGTTGAGGATTTCTTTGAGAAATACATTCCTCGCTACTGCGACGAGCGGATCAACCAACTTGCCGAAGAGGGTGAGGATGAACGACATCCTGAGATTGAGCCTTTGTTTGATGAGTATCTGAAGGAAAACGGATGGCATTAAAACTCACTGAGAAAGAGAGGAAGCGCCTCTACTACCTTGAGCACAAAGAAGAAATCAACAAGAAGGGCCGAGAGTATTACGCAACAAAAGTAAAACCGAAGAGACAGAAAAAGGGAGCCTTACCGCAGGGGTCTCAAGGTCCCTTCGCTGCCTTATTTATTGGAGTAGAAAATGACTAACGAACACAGAGCCGCCTGGTTAGAGGGACGGCGTACAGGTATCGGCGGGTCGGACGTTGCAGCGGTTCTTGGGCTGAATCCGTGGAAGACGCCGCTGGACGTTTGGAACGACAAACTCGGTCTCTCTGAGGACAAGGGAATGTCCGAGCCTGCTTACTGGGGAACCGTTCTCGAAGATACGGTCGC